CCATGCTTCAAATTCTACAGTTGTAGTTGAAGCAGCACAAATAGAAACCTTTAATGAGTTTCCTAAAGTGCCTGGATACTTAGCAGCAAAAAAGTTGCCGTCGTTAGTACCTGCTGCAGTAAAAGTGTTTTCGTAAGTAGTGCTATTTTTAATTAGAGGAGCTGTAGCGCCATTCACCGCGTTTTTATACGCAGAGTTTGGAATACGAACTACTCGTAAAGCACTGGAATATTTAAGAAATGAAGCTGCTGTAAAAAAGTCTGCGGCATTAGATGTTGTTGGAACACCAAATGTATCAGCCAGCTGCTTCTCTGAAGAGATATCAGTGATCTCTTCGATTGGACCCCAAGTGAAGTTGCCTGCGAAAGCTCCGATAGAAGAGGATACCGCAGGTACTACATTTGTGAGGTCAATTTCGCGTACTTGTACGCCTGGAGAAACTTGAAAGGCCATTTTCCTCTACCTCGTAGTTAGATAATAAGTTTTTGTGAGTGCATAATATGAGCCATAATAAGTATTTATTCACTTCTACCTAGATTTATAATTTCTCTATCTTAACCATCGTGACGTCTGGATCCTTACTAATATCGTATTCTTCCTTATCATCGTCATGAATGTCAAACTTTTGAGAAGCTTTAGGCTCTTCCATATTAAATGCTTGAATTGGTTCTAGCCAAGGTTGATCTTTTTTCTTCATTTCCATATTAGCAGCAATCAATAATAGAATTGCTAGCGGGTCAAAGACAAAGATGATAAGAATAATCATTAGTCTTACGGCTTTACCAATCACCTCTTCTGATGATTCACCATAGACTAATTCAGCTACATATTTGATTGGTCCTACCTCAGCCTCGATCTTGCGAGTCTCGGCGGCAATAGGCGCACGGGCATCGTTAAGTTCTGCGATAGACTTCTGCGACTGAAGTATTTCATTTTGAAGGCGAGCACGTTCTTTCTGCTGGGACCTTCTAAGAGCCACAGCTTTGTCGGCACCTTTTTCATCTGTTGAGCGGCCCAGTACTTGGTCCACTGATTCATCCATCTGTTTAAGTGCTTTACGGTTTGCTTCAATATTTTCTTTTTCGGTTTTAATCTTTTCATCATAGATTGAAAGCTTTGACGCCGATTCTCCAATAACTACTGATTGATCTAGGTGAGCTTTTGATAGGTAGCCAAAGATACCCATTGATGTGATGAATGATAAGATCACCACCGCTGCAGTGAAGTAGTATTTTAATAACCTGGAAGTAGTGTTCCAGTTTCTATAAACCCAAGATGCTGCAACGAGTTTACCAACACCAAGAGCTAATCCCATGATGATTGATGCTATGGCTTGAGATGAGAAAATTGCTACTAAACCAGCAATAGAATAAAACTCAGCAATACCTGAAATTAATAAAGATGATGTGAATAATATTGTTGTGAAGCTAAATTGTATCTTCATTAGAAGGATCCTGTTTTAAATCTTTCATCTAAACGAGTATCTTCAATATTCCAAAGTTGACCGTCTTCATCAATAATGGTAGTCTCTTCTCTACCGTCTTCAATAAATCCAAATGGAAGTACTTCATCTTCAATCTGTTTAGACTGTTGTGCGTAGATGAAAGATCTCATATTACTATCTAACATCTCTGTAAACATAGGTGTAGTTGCAAACCAACCAAATAAAACCAAGTTCATCATAAGGTCGTCATGACCATTATTTGAAGCTTCGTAAGATTGACCTTTAGCTACAAAGGTAGACATCTCAATTATTGTTTCAGCATCGTTAATCTCAATCTTATTTTGCTCAACCAAGTCTTTAATATTTGAGCAACCAATCTTCTTAACACGCTTATCCATGAATACACCAATACCATCTGACTTAACTGTAGACGATACATAAGTGTTTTCATATTCAAGGTCGTAATATAAACCATTACAAACAACAACGCCTTGATCGTTGTTTTCAATTACAACGATTGCATTATTGTATAACCTAGCGTATTTTCTTAGTATATCAGGGAACAATAATGGAGAGATCATATTATCTCTAAATGTTGCCACCTGTTTAAACGGACGACAAGTAATATCTATAATGTTAAATGTAGAGTAGTCTTGTCCTCTACCTTTAGCAACGTCTACAAACATCATATAAACGTGATCAGGCGTTGACTCTCCATTCTCTTCATTCTTACTTGCTTTAATAGGTGTCTCATAAACATTAGCACCATTCATAGCGTACACAGGTTGACGAGCTTTTAACTTTAATAACGTATTAGCGTTAATAAGCGTATTGCCAGTTCCGTGGAAGTTATTACCAAATTCCTGATCAAACTGCAATTCTGATGTGTTGGCAATTGTTGTTCGCTTCCACTCTTCATCACGTCCAGGAACATCCCACCAATCAACTCGGAAAGGTTTAAATTCGTTAGTACCTTGTACGGCACCTTCCCATAACTTATGGAATACATTACCAATACCATTAGCGGTAGAAGTAATAATAACGCGTGTAGTTTTACCTGCAGTAACAACTGGGTATGTTGAAGTATAGAATCTTGCATCATTATCGACGAATGCAAACTCATCAAGGAATAGTAAGTTAACAGACATACCACGAATAGAAGAACCTGATGTTGCAGATGAAACAATTCGTGAGTTATTTGAGAACTCAATAGATTTTTTATTAAGTGATTTACAACCAGGCTGTAAGAAGAACGGTAAGTTCTCAAGCGCTAGTGTGATACGACCAATCATTTCCTGTGCAGTTGAACCTTTGTTTGCAAGCACAGCAATAGTTTGCTCTGGCTTAAAAATAGCGTACCAGAGAATATAAACAACTGAGGAGATTGATTTACCTGACTGACGACAGGCTAGGACGATAGAGAATCGATTATGATTAAAATGATTAAACATTTTATCTTGATAAGGATATAGATCGAATGGAACTAAACCTTGATCAAGAGAGATAACCTTAACGTACTTACGTGCAAAGTACGTTGGATCGTTCATGCAACGAATGTATTCTTCTAATTCATCTTTTGTGAATGACTGCTCAACGCCGTCACGCTTGACTAGCGGATTACCGTTGTAACCAAATTCATTATTCTTGAGAGTTTGTATTGACGTTGACATCTATCACCTTTGCTTTATTCTTTTGTTGATCAAGAATAAAACGCTGTAGGTCCGTAGTGGAACCTACGAATACATTATTATTTGTAACGTTCGAAGATTTAGAACCCTTCTCAGGTTCCTTGAGTTGCTTTAGTCGCTTCTGAAGTTCTAGAAGCTTATCATTATTATCTGCTTGAGTTTTTAATAGTGTAGCTAAAACTTCAAATGCGCGCGGATGTTGAGAATCTCTTGCGAGTTCCATCATCAGATCAATAGCCTCATTGCCCTTAGTGATAAGCTCTTTATATGTCTCCCTTGAAGCTTGATAGTCGTCCTGCAGGTGATCGACCGCTTGAAGGGATTCTTCTTTAGCCAATATTGGCAAATTCTTATTGAGAGCTTGAGCTATTTTATCTCGTTTATCAGTATTATCTATAGATTTCATTATCTTATCATATTAAAAGCCAAAGTCAGTAATCGTCTCAGTGATAGTGTACACACCATCTTTCTGTGCACTTAATGGACTAACCACTGTGCGTACAGACTGTAAAAGATCTTGACCATCATAGTCACGCGTATTAACTGTAACGTCTTTAATGACACCTTGATCAGGATTGATAGGTCCATAGAAGAACGTTTTCATAGTAAAATCAAGTGTATAAATTAACACTCTACGTGACGCAAAATCACCTTCATAATCATCAGTATATCCAACCGATTGTAACACGATTGGAATGTCTCGAGATATGTTTAGGCTTGGAATTTCTTTGATCGTAACAACGTATTCGGGATTGAAATACGGAATGATTTGTTCCACAATTTGTAAAGCATCATCTTGATTTTTAGCGTAGATATTCAACTCAAAGTTCATGATGTATGGAACGGGATTACGAATAGTTGCTTGGCCGAATGCATTTGGCTTTGCAATAGTATTCATTTTATTAAGTTTAACAGAAGTATCGTACTGTAAACTTGTAAGTTCAAACGACATACGAGGTAGGCGTAAAGCTACCTCTGGTGCGTTTAGATCTGGCTCTTCAAATAGACGAGCCAAGAATTTTTGTTTAGGTCCATATGATAATGGAACCTTTACATTATTGACAGCGTTACCACCCGTGTCTTTACGTTGTACGTTAATATTATTAAATAACGTACCAAAGACTGAAACAGTCTTACGTATATGAGAGTGATAAAAGTATTGTCCAAACATTAATTAATTACCAAGTAGTTAAAGCTACACGCTTCCATGTATTTGTATTTACACAAACGTAAAGATAGTTAGCATCTAACGCAATTTGTCCAACTGTACCCGCTGCTGTCGCAGATAGAGGTGCAGCAACTAATGCTGGTGCTGTAGGAGGTCTACCAGATAAGTCAGCGTAATTTCCAGTCTTTGCGACAGCAGCAACGCTTAATACAGTTCCATTATCTAAAGCTGTGTATAGTTCATTAATGTTTGCGTTCATCTTTGTACCAGCAACTCTAACTGAATCACCTGTGTGATCGTTAGCAGTGGTACCTAAGTTGATAAGTTGTTTAGCCATGTTTATACCTGTTGGTCAAAAGTAAATGCTGTTGTGTCCATTGTGATTGATAGTGAATCCATCGTTGGCACTATATATGTATCTAGCTCAGTTAGGTTAACATAATTTCCGCCTGGTTCACCGAATGGATTAGTCTCAGAGAAGTCGAGAATAGTATCGCCTTCAGTTTCAAAGTTTTTATTATCTGCGTCTGGATCATTAGGTAGAACCTTACTATCTTCAACGCTTGCAATACCCCAGATCGCGCCAGACGTCATACCCTGAAGTCTACGCTCAACCGTTGATCCCGAAGGAACAAAGTATCTTACTGAGTTGCTTGTACTATGAATCTGATTAATTGTAATGTACGCTGAGATTGGTGAGATGTAGTCTACTTCGCCAATGTTACCGTATACGTAAATAGCAGTTCCATCTTCGGCGTATCCAACAAGTTGGCGTACATCTTCTTCAGCAAGGAATTGTATTCCATTGCCATCTGATACAAGAATTCTTTGAGCAAATGCATATGTATCTTCAATACCATCAATCTCTTCAACGCCGGTATCAAACTTCTCATTAGCGTATTCGAATGTTTCAGTTTGAAGCTTATAAACAAAGATGTTACCAAGTTGATAGAATGGTGCTTCGTGTTCAACGAACTTAATTTCGTGGAACGATCCAGTTAATGGAATGTATATTAA